GGTCCGACGTGGTCCTCTATGACGAGGCGTTTATCGAAGAGTGGCTGCAATCCCCGCAGACCTCCCTTTATTATTCGCTTCAAGTAATGGCTGATACTCAAGATAAGTCTGATGCTTATGCAGCTTTAGATGCTGCAGAAGTGGAGAATTATTTGGAGTCGCTGCTTGAAGAATCTGGTAAACCTATGTGTGATTGTGCAGAATGAATCCGTATCAGAAACTTCTAAACCGAAAGAGGAAATGGACGCCAGTTCAAACAATTGCTGGGCAACTTAAAGATGGTGCTGAGGAGACAATCTATCGAGCACTGGCTATTCGGCATATGGAACTGCCGGTTGGTGAGTTTATTGAAGAGGCTCTTAAGCGTGAAGTCCCACAGATGTCACGCGAACTGTTGGAGTCAAACATCCGTGATGAAGAGAACCACGACCTGGCTCTTGGTTACATCGCCAATGCTATCGGAACTAATCCTAAGGCTGAGGCGGAAGCCCTGCGGCTTCGAGCTGCGTGGGAAGCGCATCCTGATCACACGATCCTCAAAGCACTGGTGGCCGAACGTGCGATCTTCTTTGTTTTACTCCCGTTCTTTCGATTTAATGGTGACGCTGGTCTACGAACAGTATCTGCTGACATCTCCAGGGATGAGCAGATCCACGTAGCCTGCAACTCATTAGTGTGCGAAGAGTTGGGGTTAAAGCCGTCACAGTCGTTGGACAAACTCCGCAAAGCGACTGTGGCTTGGATCTTTGAACCGATGGCCAAGAGTACCAGTGATAAGTTCCTGGATAAAGACTTTTGGCTGAGGTCAAGTGACCGTCTGATGTATGAGGGTAAGGCACCTGAATTGTCAGACACTAAGCGGGCTCGTATGCCCTCTTTCTTTGAACATGCAAATCCAAACCTCCCACAATACGCTTAGTCTTGGTCTAACTGTTGAGAAGTTGTTGGCTGATATGGAGGAAACATTTCCCATGTTTCTCCCACAGCCTAGTGACCCGCAGAACCTGATCATGTACAAGAGTGGCCAACGTTCCGTTGTTGAGTGGGTGCTAAACCGTATTACAGAGGATTAGTAAGATGGCCGGGAAGTATTCCTTAAGCCTAAAAAGTTCAATGGGGTCTTCTCCTATTGTTCTCGGGAAAAACCAATTTTGGATTAACCCGCTAGCTCAGTCCCAATCCGCAAGTAATCCTTTGGCCATCAATCAAGCCGCCTCTGCGCCGAATTGGGGTAGCTGGCAGCTTGGTGATGCCACTGTTACTGAACACGCTGGCCTTATTGACTCATACTACCGAAACTATTTTGGTAGACCTGCACAAGGTACAGAGATCAGCGACTGGGTCTCAACAAATAAAACGCCAGCCGAAATTGAAGCTGGTCTGCGTGATCACCCCGACGCCATGTTTCCAGGAGGAGGCGGTGGCGGTGGTGGATACGGTGACTACGGCGGTGGTGGGCAGCAGATGCCTATGCCAATGCAGCCTCCTCAAACCTATGCCCCAGGTGGAGCGTCAGACAGCATTGAAAGCAATGCGATGGGCTTCAAGCGGAAGCGTTCGGCAGCGCGAATGGCTGGCCTTACCACCAAAGGGACAAGTCAATTCAAGATCGGTGGCCAATCTGCCCGATCCTCCGGTCTTAATATCGGAACTTAATAATGAATGCTCGTACACGGTATGACCATCTCACACGTCACCGCACCCAATTTCTAGACGTAGCAGTACAGTGCTCAAAGCTCACCCTTCCATATCTTATTCAAGAGGAAGAGGTGAGTGGACGCAACACTTATCGTAAACTCATTACCCCGTGGCAAAGTGTTGGCGCGAAGGGTGTAGTTACTCTGGCATCTAAATTGATGCTAGCTCTACTTCCCCCTCAGACCAGCTTCTTTAAACTTCAGGTCAATGATTCAAAGCTAGGTGTTGAGATCCCAGCCGAAGCCCGATCCGAACTGGATCTGAGCTTTGCCAAGCTTGAACGTATGGTAATGGATTCGATTGCTGCAAGCAGTGATCGTGTTGTTATTCACCAAGCAATCAAGCACCTCGTTGTAGGTGGCAATGCTCTGGTCTACATGGATAAAAAGAACGGGTTGAAGCTTTACCCACTGAATCGCTACACCGTAGATCGAGACGGCAGCGGTAACATCATCGAGATCGTCACTAAGGAGCGCATCAGCAGGAAGCTATTGGGACCTTTGCTTGAACCAAAGCCCAATTCTCCAGGTGATGGCGGCTCAGATAATGAAGAAGATGTAGATGTCTTCACCCACGTCCGTAAGGACAACAACCGTTGGATCTGGCATCAGGAAGTACTGGATAAAGTAATTCCTGGAACCATGGGTAAAGCTCCGTTGGATGCCAGCCCCTGGTTGCCTCTGAGGTTTAACACAGTAGATGGTGAGTGCTACGGCAGGGGTCGAGTCGAGGAGTTCCTTGGCGATCTTCGATCCTTGGAAGCATTGATGCAGGCCCTTGTAGAAGGCTCTGCTGCCGCCGCCAAGGTGGTCTTTGTTGTTTCCCCGTCCTCTACTACTAAACCTGCAACCATCGCTGCTGCAGGCAATGGTGCCATCATCCAGGGACGACCTGATGATATCGGTGTCATCCAGGTTGGTAAGACTGCTGACTTCAGGACTGCTGCTGAGATGGCAGCAACGCTTGAGCGTCGGATCAGCGAGGCCTTCCTTGTGATGAACGTCCGTCAATCTGAACGGACTACTGCCGAAGAAGTACGGATGACCCAGATGGAACTGGAGCAGCAGCTTGGAGGTTTGTTCTCCCTGCTGACTGTTGAGTTTCTGATTCCGTATCTGAACCGCAAGCTCAATGTGATGCAACGTGATGGGGAGATCGTTCGCCTGCCTAAGGGTTTGGTACGTCCAACCATCGTGGCTGGTATCAATGCTCTTGGCCGTGGTCAGGATCGAGAAAGCCTCACTGCTTTCTTGACGACTATTGCTCAGACGATTGGACCAGAGGCACTTGCTAAATACGTCAATGCTGACGAGGCAATCAAACGCCTTGCCACATCACAAGGCATCGACATCCTTAATCTCATCAAGCCTGCTCAACAGCAGCAGCAAGAGATGCAACAACAGATGGGTCTACAAAAGGAGATGGCATTGGTTAATCAAACTGCAGCTCTTGCAGGTACGCCGATGTTTGATCCAAGTAAGAACCCTGATGCAATGAACCTCATCAATGGACAAACAGCAGCCCAGTCGGCCCCAACGGGTCAAGAACAAGCCCCTCCCCCCGGTGTCCAACCCCCTTTCTAAGGAAGACCGGGAAGAGTTTTCTGAAAACAAATACGCACGGCGTACTCATCTTGTAGCTAAACCAATGCTTGGTCGAGTGATTAAGGTTGAGACTGTTGGGCTTGGTAATCTTAAAGTAGAAACATTTAATGGCATTCAATCTGACGTATGATCCCAGCGATGACCCGATTGCACTTGAGGAATCGGACCAGCGGGATCAAGAAAATCTTGAAATCGGTGAGCGTCTTGAACAGGAGCAGAACAATCTGCTTGCTGGTAAGTATCGAGATGCTGAAGAACTAGAACAGGCATACATTGAACTGCAGCGCAAGCTTGGTTCTCGTGAACCTGAAGAGCCCACCCAACCTGAGGAATCTGCAGAAGAGGAGGCCCCACAGGAAGAAGAGTCTATTGACTATTCATTCCTCAATCGCCTTGCTCAAGAAGCTGATGGTGGTGAGTTTACTCAAGATACCCTGGCTGCATTGGAGCAGATGTCTGCTTCTGATATTGCAGACATGTTCCTTGCTTACAGGCAAGAGACTCCTGAGCAAGAGCCTGGATACCAGATGACTGGCGAGGATATCGCTGAGCTTAAAGGTGTTGCAGGTGGTGAGCAGGAGTACACCAACATGATGTCATGGGCATCGCAGAATCTCACACAAGAGGAGATTCAGGTCTATGACTCTGTCATGGATAAAGGCGACCCTCAAGCTATCTACTTTGCAATTCAAGCATTGAACTATCGCTATAAGGATTCTGTTGGTTTTGAAGGTCAGATGCTCACTGGTAAAGCTGCTCAGTCTATGGATGTATTCCGTAGTCAAGCTGAGGTTGTCAGGGCGATGAGTGATCCTCGCTATGAAAACGATCCGGCCTACCGACAGGATATCTACGACAAACTTGAACGTTCCGATCTCAATTTCTAATCATGGCTCGTCCCGCTAAACGTGGGAAGAACCAGCAGTTGCAAATTGCACAAGGCAGAAGCTTTGATCTGCAAGAACCCTATATCCCTGGTGGTCAAAGCTACAAGGGAATTCCTAATGCAACGCCTGAGATGCTCCGTCGTCTTCAGGAAAGGAAGCTGAAGAATAAAGGTGGGCAGCAATTGCCAGGCTTCCTCAAAGAGGTCTAACTCTAGAAGAAAGAAGTAAGCAATATAAAAGTCCTTTGCAACGAACTCATGCTTTCTCTGACACTTACCCTCGCTTCAATTGCCTCATGGTATGGAACGCCGTATCACGGTCGTCCCACTGCCTCTGGTGAGATCTTTAACCAGAACTCAATGACTGCAGCACACCGATCCCTTCCATTTGGAACCCGTCTTCGTGTCTGCAACAAACGTAACAAACTCTGCACAACTGTACGTATCAATGATCGTGGCCCTTTTATTCATGGTCGTGAGCTTGACCTCAGTCGTGCTGCTGCGCGAGCAATTGGTTTAGAGAGTGAGGGTGTTGGTCAAGTTACCATTACCCGAATTAAGTGACATGGCAAAAGCTTTTGATCCGAAAATTTCATCCGTTGCTTCCATCCTGTATGTGACCCCGAGCAGCAGTGCTCGTGGTTTTGTTTACGGCTACACGGGAGCAGCTCTTACTCGATACAGCCCTAAAGGTCAGGCAGCTAAGCCTGGAACTTTGGATGTATCTCCAACCACTTGGTAATTTATGACATCTCAGAACATTAAAACTGG